AACTACTCAATCAGGCAGACAGATAACTCATGATGGACTTAAGAAACGTATAGATGTCGAGCGAAGACGTAAATCACTTGCTGCAATTAAGCGTAAGCTCGCCCTCTGGCTTGAAGAAACGATCCAGCAATACGAAGCGCTCGAAAAAGAAAGAATCGGTTACTACACCTACGAAGACAGAAGAAACAAAACCTGAGCACAAAGTATTCGCAACGGTAACACCTGCACCCTATGACGTACAGTTTGCACAAGAGGTAGTCTTTAAGGCTAACCCCGGACCACAGACTAACTACTTAGCAGCTAATGAGCGTGAGGTACTGTATGGTGGAGCAGCTGGAGGTGGAAAGAGCTATGCTACATTAGCTGATCCTTTACGTGACTTAGGTAACAAAGACTTTAGTGGACTACTAGTACGACACACTACAGAGGAACTAAGAGAGCTTATACAGAAGAGCCAAGAGTTGTACCCTAAAGCTATACCGGGTATTAAGTGGTCAGAGAGAAAGTCTCAGTGGACTACACCTCAAGGCGGTAGGCTCTGGATGTCTTACTTAGATAAAGACACAGACGTTATGCGCTACCAAGGACAGGCGTTTAACTATGTAGCCTTCGATGAGTTGACTCAGTGGTCTAGTTCCTTTGCTTGGGATTACATGCGGAGTCGTTTAAGATCTGCCTCATCTGAGTTAGGTCTTTACATGAGAGCTACTACTAACCCCGGTGGTCCCGGTCATGCTTGGGTTAAGAAGATGTTTATTGATCCAGCAACGCCTAACTCTGCGTTCTGGGCTACTAATATAGAAACAGGAGACACGTTACGCTACCCTAAGGGTCATAGAAAAGAAGACCAGCCCCTATTTAAACGTAAGTTTATTCCTGCTAGTTTGTTTGATAATCCTTACCTAGCGGATAGCGGTGACTACGAAGCAATGCTTTTGTCTTTACCTGATCAACAACGCAAGAGATTGCTTGATGGAGATTGGGATGTAAACGAAGGTGCCGCTTTTCCTGAGTTTAACCGTGCTATACATGTGGTCGAGCCTTATGCTATACCAAAAAGCTGGACAAGATTTAGGGCATGTGACTACGGTTATGGTAGTTACACAGGAGTTGTCTGGGTTGCAGTTAGTCCTGCTGAGCAATTAATAGTGTATAGAGAGTTATATTGTTCTAAGGTTACAGCTATAGACTTAGCTGACATGATCTTAGAAGCTGAATCAGGAGATGGCAGTATAAGATATGGGGTGCTTGATAGTTCTTTGTGGCATAAACGTGGTGATACTGGTCCATCTTTGGCAGAACAAATGAACATGAGAGGGTGTCGTTGGCGTCCTTCTGACCGCTCTAAAGGGTCACGTGTAGCTGGAAAGAATGAATTACATCGTAGACTTCAAGTAGATGAGTTTACAGAAGAACCTCGTTTAGTTATGTTTAATGATTGTACTAACCTAGTAGCGCAGTTACCTAGCATACCTTTAGATAAACGTAATCCAGAGGACGTTGATACAAATGCAGAAGACCACTTGTATGACGCTTTAAGGTATGGTATTATGACAAGACCCCGTAGCTCTTTATTTGACTACGATCCAGCAACTTCAAGGTCAGGCTTTCAAGCAGCTGACCCAACATTTGGATACTAAGTATGGACCCTAAAGATTTTGATGATAGCTACGATGAAAATATTGAATCCTCTGAATCTTCTTATATTGAAGATGTAAAGAAAGACTCTTACGATTCAGACACTTCAGTAGGAAGTATTGTTTCTTTTGTAGAGAATCGTTACAAGAAAGCTGAAGACTCTAGACGCCAAGATGAAGAACGTTGGTTAAAAGCATATCGTAACTATCGTGGTTTGTATAATCCACAAGTACAATTCACTGAGGCTGAGCGCTCTCGTGTATTTGTAAAAGTAACTAAGACTAAAACTCTAGCTGCATACGGTCAGATTGTTGACGTACTGTTTGGTAACAAGAAGTTTCCTATTGTCGTAGATCCTACTACTCTTCCTGAGGGCGTAGCTGATACTGTACACTTTGACTCCAACCCTGACCCAGCTGCAGAAGAAGCATTCGACACTGTAAAGAAAGCCTTTACACCGTTTACTAATGAGGAAGATCGTCTTGCTCCCGGTGAAACAATGCCACAGCTTAAGGAACGTATGGGTGCCTTAGCTAATAAGCTTGGTCCTGTACAGGATAAGGTCATTGAAGGTCCGGGAACTACGCCTACTGCTATTACTATTAGCCCAGCTAAGGTTGCAGCTAAGAAGATGCAGAAGAAGATACACGACCAGTTAGAAGAAAGCGGAGCCAACAAACAGCTTCGCCTTGCTGCATTTGAGTGTGCCTTGTTTGGTACAGGCATAATGAAAGGCCCCTTTGCTGTAAACAAAGAGTACCCTAATTGGGATGACCAAGGTAACTACGACCCTACTATAAAGACTGTACCTTCTACAAGCAATGTATCTATCTGGAACTTCTACCCTGACCCTGATGCATCTAACATGGATGAGGCAGAGTACATTGTTGAGCGTCACAAGATGTCTCGCTCACAGCTTCGTGCCCTTAAGGGACGCCCTTTCTTTCGTGATAACGCTATCGACAACTCTCTCAAGATGGGTGAATCCTATGAGAAGAAGTGGTGGGAGCAAGTCATGGAGGACGATGAGAGTGGAACTAAAGCGGAACGCTATGACGTAAAAGAGTTCTGGGGCTTTGTAGATCGTGAAGTATTAGAAGATCATGACATAGACATTCCTCGTGCACTTAAAGATGCTGAGCAGCTTAACGTAAACTTGTGGGTATGTAACGGCAATGTCTTGCGTATGGTTATGAACCCATTCAAGCCTGCACTCATTCCTTACTACGCTGTACCATACGAAGTCAATCCTTACAGCTTCTTTGGTGTAGGTATAGCTGAGAACATGGATGACACCCAGACACTCATGAATGGCTTCATGCGTATGGCGGTGGACAATGCTGTGCTGTCAGGTAACTTGCTCATTGAAGTAGATGAGACTAACCTAGTACCCGGCCAAGACTTGTCAGTATATCCCGGAAAAGTGTTTAGGCGTCAAGGTGGTGCACCGGGTCAGGCTATCTTTGGTACATCGTTCCCTAACGTTGCGGGTGAGAACATGCAGTTGTTTGACAAGGCACGAGTACTTGCAGACGAATCAACTGGCTTCCCTAGCTTTGCTCACGGTCAGACAGGTGTGTCGGGCGTAGGACGTACCGCTTCTGGTATCTCTATGCTTATGTCAGCAGCTAACGGGTCTATTCGTACTGTCATTAAGAACGTAGATGACTACCTGCTCAACCCACTAGGCAAAGCTTTCTTTAGCTTCAACATGCAGTTTGACTATGACCCTGAGATCAAGGGTGACTTAGAAGTTAAAGCCCAAGGTACTGAGTCTCTGATGGCTAACGAAGTACGTAGCCAACGCTTGATGCAGTTCTTGCAGGTTGCACAGAACCCAACACTGGCACCGTTTGCTAAGATGGATTACATCATACGTGAGATTGCTGTTAGCATGGATCTTGATCCTGATAAAGTAACTAACTCTATTCAAGACGCAGCCATACAGGCAGAGATACTTAAGGGCTTCCAAGCTCCTCCTGTAGCAGTTGACCCTAATGCTCCCCCAGCGGGACCAGAGGGTGCTCCACCAGCAGGTGTTCCTCCGCTTCAAGGAGCAGGCCCTGCAGGCCCACAAGACATGACAGGTGGTGGAGGTGGTAACATAGGCATTGGTGCAGCTGCAGCGCCCGGAGAGCAAGGCTTTAGTGGGAACGTACAGTAATGGCTGGACTAAGTAGACTCATAGCTAAAGAGCTTAGCTCTGCACTGGGTATCACAGATAACCCTAAGTTTAATCCTATGTTTAAGCAGACAGACGAAACTCTTGAAGATGTCGCTAATCCAGACGCATCTGCTGTTGCAAGCTTCTATAGTCCTGTCGAGAGTGCTATTGAGAATGCTCCTATTAGTGGGACTAGAGGTACTAGAGGAGAGAACATTGAAGCCTTTGTGCGTAAAAGGGCACCTAAGGTATCCAAGAGTGAGATGGAGTTCCGTGAGTTTAAGTTAGATCCTGAGGAGCGTTACACTACACGCCAAGCACTTGAAGACTCAATGATGGAGCCTATGGAAATTAGTGCACTACGTAAGCCTACTAAGTACGAATCTACGCAGAGGCAGGATGACCTAGTAGATATAGAAGTAGGATATGAGGAAGTTGGTGTAGACGTTACATCTAAAGACTTAGGTCTTATGACTCACTACGGAAGTTCTAACCTTGCTCACACACGTTATAGTTTAAGACAAAACAGAGATGCACTGGAGCCATTGAAGGGCGATTACTCTCCGAATGCTGATTATATCTTCATTGAAG